GTCATTGGCGGCATTGATGATCCTACACAGTTAGGTATGAGAGAGAAGCTCAAAGCTGCTCAGGACATGCTTGATAGGGCTGGTGTTGTGAAGACAGAGAAGGTTGAGGTGACAGCGCCCTCTGGTGTGATGGTGTTGCCTCCGAAGGATAATGGATAAGCATTTGCTGTGGCATCAAATGAGCGTGACTTAGGCGCTTGGATTCTTCCTCAACCGATAGAAAAGAGTAGGTATGTTGCAATACCAAAGTTGGCTAATGTTCGCGTTATACCTTTTGGTTATAGAGTGGATGATGTTGATGAAAGCCTACTCCAACCTATCCCTAAAGAACTTGATGCTCTTGAGCTTGCAAAGAAATACGTAAAGCAATATTCATACAAACAAGTAGCAGCATGGCTGTCAAAAGAAACAGGAAGAAGCATTAGCGAAGATGGTTTACGACAACGCATACGTAGAGAACAGGAACGGGGAAAACGTCATAACTACTATCGATCCCTTGCCCGCAGATACAAAGAAGCGCTCGAGGCCATCGAGAGGTACGAAGACAGGCTCGGTAAAGAAGAAAAAACCAATTTCTTCGCCTCAGATTATTACGTCTCCATCAAAGACAAAGGAGCTAAGCTCTTACACACTTGATGTTCCTGAGGAAGTAAAGGAACAAAATGTTGTCTTTACACCCAATCCAGGCCCTCAGACAGCCTTCCTAGCTGCTGCTGAGAGGGAAGTGTTGTTTGGGGGAGCCGCAGGTGGTGGGAAGAGCTATGCCATCTTGGCAGATCCTCTTCGTTACATCTCTCATCCACAGTTTTCAGGGCTTCTGTTGCGTCATACAACGGAAGAGTTGAGAGAACTCATCTGGAAAAGCCAAGAACTCTACCCAAAAATCATTCCAGGTATTGTTTGGAGTGAGAGAAAGATGCAATGGGTGTCGCCAAGTGGTGGCAGATTGTGGATGTCTTACCTTGATAGAGACGAAGACGTTCTTAGATATCAGGGTTTGAGCTTCGTTTGGGTTGGTTTTGACGAACTCAGCCAATGGTCTACGCCTTTTGCGTGGAACTATATGCGTTCTCGCCTCAGAACAGCAGCGTCTGACCTGCCTGTTTACATGAGAGCAACGACTAACCCAGGCAATGCTGGTCATGGGTGGGTTAAGAAGATGTTCATTGACCCTGCACCACCTGGTCAAGCCTTCTGGGCAACAGACATTGACACCGGTGAAGTGTTGCGTTACCCAAAAGGACACAGCAAAGAAGGTCTGCCGTTGTTTAAGCGGCGTTTCATCCCTTCAAGGCTCTCTGACAACCCCTATCTTGCTGCCTCAGGCGACTACGAAACCATGTTGTTGTCGCTTCCGGAGCAACAACGTCGTCAACTTCTTGATGGTGACTGGGATGTTGCTGAAGGTGCCGCGTTTCCTGAGTTTAAGAGAAGCGTTCATGTTGTTGATTCCTATGACATTCCTCATGATTGGCCTAGATTTAGAGCCTGTGACTACGGATATGGAAGCTGGTCTGCTGTTTTGTGGTTTGCTGTAGCTCCAGATGAGTCATTAGTGGTATATAGAGAGCTATATGTCACTAAAGTGCTTGCAGAAGACTTGGCAGAGATGGTGTTAAACGCTGAAGACGGTGAAAAGATACGTTATGGTGTTCTAGACAGCTCTACATGGCATAAAAGAGGCGACACAGGCCCTTCCATTGCTGAAAGAATGATAATGAAGGGGTGTCGTTGGCGTCCTTCTGACAGAAGTGCTGGTAGTAGAGTGTCGGGTAAGAACGAAATACATAGACGTCTTCAGATAGATTCCTTCACAGAGCGTCCGCGTATTGTCTTTTTCAGCAACTGTGTTAAAACTATTGCTGAACTACCAACAATACCTCTAGATAAGAAGAATCCAGAGGACATTGACACCAACATCAACTTTGATCACGGATATGACGCATTGAGATATGGTGTAATGTCAAGACCGAGGAGTAAATCTCTATTTGACTTTGATGGTAGCGGTAAAAACCATCAACAAGTTGCCGATAAAGTATTCGGCTATTGATATAGACACAACACTATGGCAAAAAACATTGACACACCCTTCACTGACGACAAAGCCATTGGCTTGCCTGACAGCACTGATGCTGTTCAGGACACATTCAAGCCTACAACGCTAGCCCGTCACATTGAAGAGCGCTTTCAGCGTTCTAAGACGGCTCGTCGCTTTGATGAAGAGCGTTGGTTGCGTGCCTATACCAACTACAGAGGCATCTATGGCCCTGACACCAAGTTCACTGAAGCAGAGAAGAGCCGCGTATTTCTCAAGATTACGAAGGTAAAGACTCTGGCAGCATACGGACAAATCACTGAGGTGCTGCTGGCTAACAACAGCTTCCCGTTGTCTGTAGAGCCTACAACGCTGCCAGAAGGCGTTGCAGAGCATGTTCACATTGACACCAACCCCCAAGCTGCACAAGGCCAACAAAGCGCTCCTGAGCCCGATTTAGGGGCTCTGTTTGGCTATAAAGGAGACGGCAAAGAACTTCCTCCTGGCGCAACCCCACAGAGCCTTATGGAGCGTCTTGGTCCTCTGAAGCAATCGCTTGAGGGCTTGGATGTCAAGGAAGGGGCAGGACAGACACCAACCTCCATCACCTTCAGCCCTGCTATGGTAGCGGCTAAGAAGATGGAGAAGAAGATTAAGGACCAACTTGAGGAGAGTGGTGCTAGCAAGCATCTGCGTGCTACAGCGTTTGAAATGGCGCTGTTTGGTACAGGTGTTATGAAAGGCCCCTTTGCTGTAGACAAAGAATATCCCAAGTGGAACACTGATGGTGGCTATGAACCCATCATCAAAACGATGCCGCAAACGTCTCATGTCAGCATATTCAATAGCTATCCTGATCCAGATGCTACCAACATGGACGAATGCGGCTACTTTATCGAGCGTCACAAGCTGAGTAAGTCTCAGTTGTTAGCTCTAAAGAAGCGTCCAATGTTCCGTAACAAAGTCATTGACAACCTCATTAACGAAGGACCAAACTACATCAAGGAATGGTGGGAAGACGATCTCAATGACTATTCTCCCGTTGCTGAAGTGGAACGATGGGAAGTGTTGGAGTTTTGGGGCTCTGTTGATGTTGAGATGTTGGAAGAGAACGACATTGATGTTCCCAAGGAATTGAAGGACGCTGTTGAAGTACAAGCCAACATCTGGTATAGCCAAGGCAAGGTGATTAGGCTTGTCATCAATCCGTTCAAGCCTGCCCGCATTCCCTACTATGCTGTGCCTTATGAACTCAATCCATACTCGTTCTTTGGCGTTGGTGTTGCTGAGAACATGGACGATAGTCAGACGCTGATGAATGGCTTCATGAGGTTGGCTGTGGACAATGCTGTGCTGTCTGGCAATCTGGTGCTGGAGGTGGACGAGACCAACCTTGTGCCCGGCCAAGACCTCACTGTATATCCAGGTAAGGTGTTCCGTCGTCAAGGCGGTGCTCCAGGTCAAGCCATCTTCGGAACACAGTTTCCTAACGTAGCTGCTCAAAACCTGCAACTGTTTGATAAGGCTCGTGTTTTAGCTGATGAGTCAACAGGATTGCCTTCGTTTGCACACGGACAAACTGGTGTCTCTGGTGTTGGTAGAACAGCCTCTGGCATCTCTATGTTGATGTCTGCTGCAAGTGGCAGCATCAAGACAGTGATTAAGAACGTTGATGACTATCTGCTGCGTCCTTTGGGTGAGTCCTTCTTCGCCTTCAACATGCAGTTTGATCCTACGCCGGATATTGTTGGTGATCTTGAGGTGAAGGCACGGGGAACGGAATCGCTTCTGGCTAATGAGGTGCGGAGTCAACGTCTGCTTCAGTTCTTGCAAGTGGTGCAGAACCCCATCCTTGCTCCCTTTGCCAAGTTCCCCTACATCGTCAGAGAAATTGCTAAAGCTATGGATTTGGACCCTGACTTGGTGTCTAACAACATGGACGAGGCGGCTAAGCAAGCCTTTATTCTTCAGAAGATGAACCCGCCTTCACCACCGGCTCAACAAGCTCCAGCAGCGGGTGGTGGCGCTCCTCCGCCGTCTGACATGACAGGCGGGGGCGGTGGCAACATTGGTGTTGGTGCTGCTGCTACACCGGGTGAACAAGGCTTTAGCGCTGCTCCTGCGTCTCCCACAATGGGAGCACCTCAGTAATGTCACCAGAAAAGCCGTGGCTTAAGAAGCTAACACGTATGACTGATACGCAGATGTGGGAAGCGTTTGACGACATGTTGAACTATTCCATTAGTCTGCAACATAAGAAGATGGAACAAAGTCATGAGCCTGTTGACATCTACAGAGCACAAGGCTTTATTCAAGCTCTCAAGCAGCTTAAGTATTTGAAGGAAGAGATACAACATGCTCAAACGCAGAAATAGCATCCCAGGCTTCCAAGAAGGAGGCATGAACGTCGATCCTGTCAGCGGCAACGAAGTGCCTGTCGGCTCTCTTCCTGAGGAAGTCAGGGATGACGTAGACGCTAAGTTGTCGCCGGGTGAGTTTGTTATTCCCGCTGATGTCGTTCGCTTCATCGGACTAGAGCGCTTGATGAAAATGCGTGATGAAGCCAAGAAAGGCATTCAACGCATGGCTGACATTGGTCAGATGGGTAATGCTGATGAAGTTGGTGAAGAGTCCAACAGCACCTATGAAGACGATGGCTTTGAGAGTGAGATTGATGACATCCTCGGTGAGGTGGAACGTGAGAATGAAGGTGGTGATGTCGATGATCAGATGAAGATGGCCTTTGGCGGCTATGTCGGCAGCGGCACAGACTTGTCCAAGGCTCCTAAGAATCCTGCCTTTGATGTTCGCTATTACAAGAACAAAGAAGGTGCCACGATGTTCATTACACACATCAATGGTAAGCCTATGACGCCTATTCCTGAAGGCTTCACTGCTGTGTCGTCTGAAGAGGCTATGAAGGTTGGTTCTGCTGCTGATGAGGAGAAGAAGAAGGCAGCGTCTACGACACAGCAAGAAAGCAGCTATGAAGGGATGCCCGGAGATCCTGGTACATGGGAACAACAAAAAGCTAGAAACGAAAAGCTCGATCAATATTTAACCAAAGCAGGATCTGCTCTGACAAAGGCGGTTGTACCTGGTGCTGGGTTGTTGACATTGGCTCAGAAAGCTGCTGGGTTGTTTATGGGACCAGAACGTCAAGGTCCATTAGCACCTGTTGAAACAAGAACACCTACGCCTGTGGGCGATATTGGAAGAGCGTTTTTAACTGAAACTTCTAAAATAAGTATGTCTGAAGCGGTCAAAGGAGATGCTTATTCTCAAGCTAAGGACTCTGGTCTATCTGATGAGGCTGCTTCTAGAGCCGCCGCCGCCGCTACTGAAGCCCTTAATAGAGGTCAAGACCCCGCCGTTGCTATTAACACAGGTGTTGTTGCTGGTGTTGCCTATCAGAATGATCTTGATAGTTTAATGGAAGCTAATCCATCTAGACCAAGTACAACAGCAAGCCCTGTGACAAGCCCAAGCGGTGGTAGTGCCTCTAGAGACATCTCAGGAGAACTTAATAGTGGTAACTATGACTATGGCGGCTCTTCTTATAGTGGCGATTCAGGCTTTGGCACAGGAAGTGACTACGGTAATCAAGACTACGGTTCCTTCTTTGCTAGAGGCGGCTTAGTAGCAAAGCGCCAATACCCTACCAAGAAAAAGAAAGGCAAAGGCATCGCCGCCTCTAAATAACCTACAATAGCAAGGCTAGCTCTGGAGCGTCCTAACTAGCCATTAACAAAAAGACGCATTGTTGGCTACCTATTTCCCCAGCCTATGCTGGCTACAGATAGCCCCAAGTTAAGGAAAGTATATGTCTACAGAAGTTGTTATCCCTCAGACGGTTAAAGTGGCCCCATTTTCTATGCGGCGTAATACACACGAAGACCGCATCAAGAAAGATGAAGAAGAGCTTGAAGCGCTTCAGAAGCAATTTGCAACAGAAGAAACAACCAAGGTTGCTGCTGCTACAGATGAAGACGGAGAAGAGCCTACATCGGCTGAAGAAAAGACATTCAAGAAGCGCTATGGCGATCTGAGACGTCATTCACAGAAACAACAGACAGAGCTTCAGACTCAGATTGATGAGCTTAGAAAGCAACTGGAAGCAACAACAAAGAAGGAAATCAAGCTGCCTAAGAGCGAAGCAGAACTCAGTGCTTGGGCAGAGCAATATCCTGATGTCTACAAAATTGTAGAAACCATTGCCATCAAGAAGGCTAAGGAAACATCAAGCTCGTTAGAAGAACGGATGCGTAAAGTTGATGAGATGGAACATCAAGCTCAGCGACAAAAGGCTGAAGCAGAACTAGTACGTCTGCATCCAGACTTCGACACCATCCGCGAAGATGATGAATTCCATAATTGGGTAGAAGAACAACCAAAATGGGTGCAGCAGGCTCTGTATGAGAACGACAACGATGCCAAGGCTGCGGCACGCGCTATCGATCTGTACAAGGCTGATAAGGGCATTGCCAAGGCTAAGAAGGCCGATAGTAGAGGCGCAGCTATGGCTGTCAACACACGCGCTGGTAAGACTGCACCAACTACGGAAGCGTCTGATGGAGTGATTTACGAAAGTCAAATCCAGAAGATGAATGACAAAGAATTTGAAGCCAACATGGAAAAGATTGAAATGGCACGCAGAGCAGGCAAGATTGTCTATGACATGAGTGGCGGCGCTCGGTGATGTTGACATTGGAGTGAAATTGTGATTTAACGTGTTAGATCATGGGCGAAGAGGGTAGCTCCCCTGTCTGTGCCGCTTCACAGACTAGCCCACTTTCCAAGCGGGGAGATATGGAAACAAAGGTATGTAAGTATTGTCATGTCGAAAAAGAATTGACTCTGTTTGTTAAAGCAAAGCAGTCACCAACCGGATACAGAGTGATTTGTAAGAAGTGTCTTAACATCAGTAAAAAGGCATATGTAGATTCCAACATTGAAAAGTACCGTTCTTACCAAAATAACTATAGAAAAGTAAACGGCTGCAAGATTTATAAAGATCTTGATTCAAGAATTAAAGATATAGTGACGTCCTCAAGAAGACGGCGTCCTTTTGATTTTTCCATAGATGCAGAATATGTAAAAAATCTGTGGGAAAACCAAAACGGTTTGTGCGTGTATACAAAACTGCCGCTCGTATTAGAGCCTAACCAGTACAACACAATAAGCATAGACCGTATAGACAGTTCTAAAGGCTACATTAAAGGAAACACTCAGTTAGTCTGTAGGGCTGTAAATGAGATGAAGATGCACAGAGAAGAAGATCTTTTCATACATCTTTGTCACTTAGTATCACAACATAACAAAGACAAATACACCCTGTCAACTTAGCCATTACTGTATAGCGGGTCATGAGCGCTATCCAGTAATCACCTAGTAAGATAAGCCGTTGTTGAGTGAGTTGTGTAATTGAAATTCAAGGAGTAAACCATGCCGTTCAGTGCAGCTTCTGGTTACACAAATTTAAGTGGTGGTGCGTGGTCGCCCATCATCTATTCCAAGAAGGTTCAACTGGCCTTCCGTAAATCTTCGGTCGCCCAAGCGATTACCAACTCCGAATACTTCGGTGAAATCGCCAACATGGGGGATTCAGTTAAGATCGTTCGTGAGCCGGAGGTAAGCGTGCAGGCTTACGCCCGTGGTACTCAAGTGACCGCTCAAGACCTCGAAGATAGCGATTTCACCCTTGTCGTTGACAAGGCCAACTACTTCGCTTTCAAGGTTGACGACATTGAAGCAACTCAGTCGCACATCAATTGGATGTCTTTGGCATCTGATCGTGCTGCCTATCGCTTGAAGGACCAGTTCGACCAAGACGTTCTCGGCTACCTCGCTGGTTATCAACA